ATCCAATACGCCACCCAATACAGCACCCCAAGATTTGCCACCCTAGCTAACAGCGTCCTGCTCAAGACATCTTTACACACAAGCCCTTACCTTACCCCTAGCGCAAACCTTTGAGGACATACAGGCAAAGAGAGGCGCCTTAATAAAGATATTGCAAATCGGGCAATCTTTAATTATTATTAATATATACACACAAGCAAAACCCCTAGAACTGGAGGATTCTCATGAATATATTTTCCCGCAACGGCTACCTTTTTGTGACCCATCCACGATTGACATATTCTAACGGTAAAGTGAAGAGCTACAGGGTGCTGAGCATGGAAGGAGACTATACTCTCCCAAGCATGAATGACGCCTGTGTGCTGTATTCTATATTTGGAGTGACCAACCTGCGCATGAAGCGCAACTAGAACTGGAGAAAAGGAGAAAGCTAATGGAACAAAGTATTCAACTGTTTAAAGTGGAACAACTTCGCAAAGCAGGTGGCCTTGACATTATTTATGATGTCATACTCTGCGACACATGTCTGGAAAACCCATCCATCGTATTTATTACTGAAACCGACGCACTCCACGACCCCACCACCGACTACGAACTGCCGTGCAAAGACTGCGGTAAGATTGTCTACGCTGGACAACCTATTCCGGAGGAGACTACCAATGAAGATAGTTGATAACGGACGCACCTACAGAGGCGCAGAACGGGAACTGTGGACAGATATTCTCTTGGAAGCCAACGACCTGTGTCTACGGGAGGAAGATGCTCTGCGTATGTGCGATAACCATCAGGGGATTAACTATTATCCCAAACAACTGGAGGACTAGCTATGATGGACAATGCGCAACGAGAAGCTATTCAGAACGTTGATCGCTGTTTGGGCGCGAAACGAACCGTCCAGCTTGCGAACCTTGTTGGATTGCTCACCATTCATAACTTCTGCTGTTACTTAGAAGTTGAGCATGACATCGACGAGTCCACTGCAACCGCATTCTACTCTGCATTTTATAATAATGGAGGAAGCCATGACCAAAGATCAAATTGAATCCTTAATGGAGACAGCTTGTCAATTGGCGTACGAGTACGACGATGTCAGCGAATGTCATGCAGTTGACATGTTTGAATGTCTTGTGGCTGACGAAGATCCTGGATTCTACGCTGACGACCTGTGGCATTGGACAATCAAGGCTGTACAGTGCCTTGAGCGTGGGCTGTCATTCTGTGAAGCAGTACAACAACTAACGGAGGAATACGATGAAGATTAATCCCTTTTTGTTAGGTGCGGCGATAATGGCCGCTGGTTTGGGTGTAGTGAACACTACATGGCCTATAAACGCTCTGTGCGCTACTCTTTGGCTGTGGTGTGGGGTAGCAACGCTTACATTTATAAAGAGACCCCCACAGCGGCAAAAAGAAGTCGTCGGCTCAATTGATGACTACACAGAGATGTTCACATACTACATCAGGTCATTCAACGAAATGCGGTCGGCGTACAACGAAAGCAAAGATTCAAAAGCCATTCCGCACATTGCCGTGTTGATTACTCCCGACCGTGATGAACCCAAAACCAAAACAGATGTGAAGACCAGTGCCGTCGCCACCCCTGAGATGATGGAGGCACTATTAAAAACAGCACTTGCACGAGTTCCACAGCGTATTACACACAAAGTTCTTGTGGAACACTTACAAACATTAAAGGAGAATAGCTATGAGTAAACCAACCCCGAGTGGAGAAACGAAAGGGCATGTCGTAGCCCAGATTGATGATGCGATAGGACAACTGAAAAAGCTGAAGCGACTTGTCATGATGAACGATGTCGACGAGGTTCAATACGACATTCTGATCGCCAAGCACATTGCCGCCGACGATTCCAGTGGTCTGTACTGTGAAAGCCACGCTACTCTTGGCAATACGCTGAATGCGGTTGTCGGTATTGTTATGAACCTGCCTGCGCACGGTCAGATTATCGTTAAGGAAGCGCTGAACAAGTTGGTAGAAGACCCAACAGACGAGTTGTCTCTTGGACTGAAAGAAGCGATGGAAGAACTTATTGTTAAAAGACCGGACGACGAGTCCATCCATTAAGGAGAAAATCAATGAACAAAAGAGAAATAATAATTGTTGTTCTTCAATGGGCTCTGCTGGTAGCCTTATATATAGGCATTGGTTATATATTTCTGGAGACTACTCTCCCACACTACGTTGGCTTTTAGGAGGCTGATATGAAAGAAGAAAACAAGAAAATTGATGAAATGATTGTTGGTACTATTCAGACACTCAACGAGTTCAGGGAAGACCTGGAAAACGACGTGGAGGAGCCAATGATAATGCTCCTTGGCTTGCATTCACACGACGGGCGTGACAATGTTACGAACTTTGGCTGTGTTCATGGAGCTCCTGCGTACCTTGTTCACCTGCTGTACGAACATGCCGGAAAATTGCCTAGAGAACTTCAGGTTGCGCTCGCAGCAAGAATACTCAAAGGTGATGACGACGACGAATAGGAGGACACTATGTCAGAAGAACTAGAGATTATTAAAAACCCTGCGTTTACGGAAGAACAGCTTGCGAATATGTGTGGTATTCTGCCTTTGTGGGCGGTGCAAGCGCCGAGGTACAACAATTCTTTCAAGGAAGCGCTCATTGCAAACTACCCCTACTATGTGGACACTGGGATGGGGGAGCGTATTACCGTTGACGAAGACGGTACGATGCACCACCCTGACGATCCACCACTTAAACCACTGCTCGAACTCAGAGCAAAAGGGAACCGAGTATTCTTTTACGAATACGCATTTGTTGTTGCTATTGAAGACGGAAAGGTCTGGGCAACACGAATGGATTAATCCTTTCTGCCCTTTGGTCTGTGGCAACCTTTAACCTTATAAGAGAAAGGAGTGTCCCATACCTCAGAGTGCAAGACGGAACCATAGGCAAAAGGGCAGATTAACCCACAATCCTTAAGGAGAAATACAATGGACGAGTATACAGAAGAAAAAGCACAAGCACCAATCCCCAGCCGTAAAGAACTGAAGGACATGGCGGCAAGCCTACAGAAGGACGATGTGTCCGAACTCCAGCTTGCTCAACAAATTCTGGAGAACGCTCTTGCCAAGAGATACAAGACAGGTCACGGCATCGATCGTGGCGGCAAGATGATTCGTGTGCCAGAACACATGGACTTGGAAGATGCGGCCGACGCCATTACCTCTTATCTTCAAGAAATGGAGGAGGACGAGCAAACGCTCATGGAGCTGGAAGCTCACCCTTACGATGCCTGCTATGCTTTTCACCACGCTGTCAGCGACATCTACGGCAACCTCACAAGCCGTACCACGATGGGCTTCTTCGGACCAAATCCTGGAAAAAGCTTTATCGTGCCTATTGACCACGAAAACTCTATCAAGATACCTGTTGGTAGCACGAAGGTTCCTGGATTGCCGATACACATGGACATCCACGTAACCGACCCCCACAGTTATGATCCGGGAGATGTTGGTGTTCGTGTCGTATACAGTTGCAAGAAGAAGTATACGCCATTGCTCAAGGATATTGAAGAAGCCGCCAAGAAGTTTCTGCGGACGAACAGTATTTTTCTTGGCAAGGCTATTGACAGCGGCTACGAGTTCTTGAACATCGACAGCTTCAACCCTGATCAGGTTGTTTACAGTGCCGACCAAGAGCTCCAGCTCAATGCCAACGTGTTCACCGTGATTGAGCAAACGCAAAAAGCGATTGCGGCGAACATACCGATCAAACGTGGTATCCTGCTCCACGGTCCGTACGGAACCGGCAAAACGCTGACCGCATTGATGTCCGCACGTAAGTGCGTCGCCAACGGATGGACGTTTATCCTTGTCCGTGGTAACGACAACATCGAGAAGGCGATTGGTATGGCACAGAAGTATCAGCCTGCCTGTGTGTTCTTTGAGGACATTGACGCCAAGGCCACTGAAACCCGTGACGATGATGTCAACGGTATCCTGAACAGCATCGACGGCATCTTGTCCAAGGACAGCCAAGTTATGACTATCCTTACTACCAACCATATCGAGAAGATCAACCCTGCCATGCTGAGACCTGGACGGCTTGATGCTGTGATTCGGTTGGGTGAGCTGGACAAGCAGGGTGTCATTAAGTTTATTGAGGCGACTGCTGTAACGGACAAAGGCGCTTCGATGATTAAGGGTGAACTTGACCCCGACAGCCTGTACGAAGCGGCGAAGGGTTATGTCCCAGCCTTTATCAAGGAGGCTGTGTCCAAAGCGACACTGTATGCAATTGCCCGTGAGGGTAGTAACAAGAAGACAGTCAAGATTACCAACGATGACATAGTTGCGGCACTTACAGAACTGCGCCCGCAATATGAGATGATGACTATGGTACGCAAGGAAAAGGTCGTCTCCATGGAAAACTATGTCAAGGGTATGATTGACGAGCGTAGTGCAGACCAAGCAGATATGGCAGTAAACGAACACTGCGACGACAGGTCTCATTACGATGACTAATCACCATGAAGGTGATGTACTGGGGTGGGGAATAGTGCTTTTGGGATTATGTTATCTTGTATTGTTTGTGGTCGTCGCAATTCTCAGCTTTCCATACCACCTTTACAAGAACCTGTCCAGTAAGTTCTAACCCGTAGCGGGAGGCGTTATTGCCTCCCGCTTTTTTATTGTAGCCTGTTTGCCTGTACACAGTAAAAAGCCCTATAGTTGATAGCTATAGGGCTTTAGTATTTGCCTCTGAAGGCTCCGAACAGTTTTGGCCTATACCTTACCCTACCCCATAACCGTTTAGACCCCTGTGTTAAGCGTCTGGAATGCCTGCATTGCATCAAAAGCACCCTTATACCAGTATCCAGCGGCTTTAGCTCGCCACTCGGCGGCTGTCCACTCCTCAATAAAGATTAATTGCTTATAGCTGAACAGGAATATTTCCTCATCAACCATAACCAACAGCCACACATTAGGATTGACCCTACCACGCTTCCGCATCCATGCTTTCTGTATAGGAGTCCAATGATATATGCGAACCTTGGTGGTGTTCTTTTTGGGGAACTCCTTCATATACTTTAACTCAATCCACCCTTGGTGGTTTGGTACGGCATAACTAACATCTGGAATCCCAGCTTTGAGCATGTCCTCAATGCGATCGGCAGTCCAGTATTGCTTCATCTTATCTTTTAGGAATTGCCAAAACTCTGATTCATTCATAACTGTTCGCTCGCTATGTCTGCTATCATCATTGCAAAGTTCGCAACGTCAGCACACTCTCGTATAAGAGCGTTAGCATTAATCTCTTCACGTGATAACTCCTCCTCAAGCTCAAGCACTTCCATTCTAAGTAGACTTAACAAATCACATAGCGGTATGTCTTTCCACCCAGACTTATGGGAGTTCTCCTGTAGTTTCTGTAACATTTGTTCCCTAAACCATTCAACCTGCTTTTTGCCACGACTCGCCGCTCTCAACCGTTCATTGTGTAGAGTCGTCATTGGACTCCCATCTTTTGCTGATACACAATCTCTACCTGCTGGCTCGTGACACAGCGGACACTCTACTGCTTTTGCTCTTTTCCATATATTCATTTTAGTCTCCTATCTTGTTGTACACTTTGGACATGGACAAGAAATATTGTGAATACACACGCTTAATCCATCTTGTCGAATACCTGTTCCGTTACAGGTAGGACAGTTATCGTGCATACAATCACTTGGCTCTTTTGCACTATACACGTCACCAACACCAGAGTATCTACCAACACAATAATGGTGACCTGGATAAGGAAACCAACCACCACAGTTCTTACATTCAACTAAACTTGTTGGATATGTCATTTTGTCACCTCTCCCCATGATGGTCCGGACTCGCTGTCACAGACAAGTGGTATCTTTAGTTTAACGCAATTTTCCATAATATGTAAAGCCTCTGTATGTGCTTCCATTGATATGCGGTCTTTACCCACAGACCAATCCAGTTCGTCATGTACTGTTAAGTGTAGTTGGATATGATCAAGTACACCTGATTTGCCTATATCACTCATTGCCTTTTTAAGTATGTCGGCGGCACTACCCTGAATCAATCTGTTGCTTGCCTTATATGTATAAGCTCTGCGAACAGCACCCCACTTCTTAACTGCTTGGCTTCTATCAGTTACAGGAGCATATGCCTTGGCTGTGTCCCAATCGGTAGACTCCCAGAATGGGAACCTAGCACGGCGGTTCAATAAAGTCTTTATGTATCCCCTATCTTTTGCCCTATTAGCTACGTCCTCTTGAAGAGTTTTAACAAAGGGTGCGTTAGCATGGTACTTGGCAAAGAGTGCTTCTGCGGCTTCGATATTAAGCCCTAAACTCTCCGCAAGTTTGTCTGCACCCATGTTATAGGCCAAACCAAAATTGATGTTCTTAGCTGGGGATCTTTCAATGCCGCACATATCGGCTACAAGCTGGTGAAAGTCTGTGTCAGGGTCAGTGACATAAGCACTTCTCGCTTTTTCAGCGGCTTCGCCTGTGCCGTAATGTGTCATGAGTCTGTATTCTATTTGGCTATAGTCGTCTTTATACCATAGGCAATCGTCTTCAGGTATAAAGCAACTTCGTATCGCTTTGCCTAGTGGCATTGGTTCTCCATCCACTGTTATCAATGTACCGTCTCGCATAGGTATGTTCTGTAGGTTTGGTAAGCTACTACTGAACCGACCCGACACAGTACCACCATCTTCACTACGTAATGGGTGGAAGTTACCATATATTCTGCCGTTGATGTTCATTCCCAATATATAACCATCAAGGAACGTACTGATAATTGTGTTGTATTTACGGATCTTAAGGATAACATCAATGATTGGGTGTTTACCAGAAAGACTTTCAAGCCATTCCTTACGAATACTTGGCTTCTTTGTCTTTGGGGTTATCGGATATTTAATACCAATCTTGTCAAACACCTTACCGAGTTCGTCACCGCTGTTCACATTAACTTGATAGCGTGTGCCTGTAATGGCCTGTAACTGCTTATTCAGTTTGGTTGTTTCGAGCACCAGTGCCGCCCGTATGCGCTCCGCACGGCCTACTGCTACCCTTACCCCTTGCAAACGCATCGAGAGCAATACAGGCAGTAAACTGCACTCCATTTTAAACAACTCATAAAGGTTTTGCTCTTTTAACAGTTTTTCCTGTACTTCCCATATCCGCAAAGGCAAGTCAACGTCACCTTCTGCGTATGGACCAACCAATCCAACAGGAGCATAGGCAATAAAAGCCATTCCATCTTTACCGTATGCCATAGTGAGCCAGTCCTTTAAACGCTGGGAAACCTTACTCTCACCAAGATGCTCTTTTGCTATGTTGTCTAGGCTGTAGCTGAATTTGTTTTCGTCAAGTAATGGTTCGGCGTATTGTACATCAAATATTTCCCCTGCTACTTCAACTCCTTCTACTGCAAGGTATTCTAGGTCGTACAGTATATTCGCACCGATTTTTGTTTGATGTGGTCTGCTGAGTTCTTCCTTTAACCAGCGCATGACCATACCCTTGTCCATGTTACCACCAAGTTTATGAGCGACTGGGAAGTAACCACGAAAACCGTCGTCGGTTCCCACAGCAACTCCAGCTATGTAACCATCACGACGGCTTCCGCAACCTTTTTCTTTCAGATCTGGGTCAAATGTCTCAAGGTCAATCGCAATTACTTTTGCAGATGACAAATCAGGAAAACTATCCGGTGGTGTCCAATCAGTTTTTACCGGATGCAGTTCGTCCTTTGGTATTAGGTCTTCTTGTATCATGTAGAAATAACCTTTCGCACACTATGCACTTTTGAACTGGGAGTGATTCTACCCTTTCTTCGCTATAATATTCTCCTACAGTTCTAAGGTGGTGCATTCCAACTACACAGGCTAATTTTTTGAGTGGCATCTTATTCCTCCTTATATCCGGTTGCTTCTGCCAGTGCGTTGAGCAGGGCGAGTTGTCTTGTTTCACCAAATTCAACAGCGTATCCAGAAATATCAAAAGAACCATTACCTATATTGGCAAGATAACCATCTTTCACCTTGTCAATAATTACCCTTACAAATCCCAACTTCTCCGCATACTCAAACAACTTGTCGAGGGTGATGGGCGGGTTAGGCGCTACAGTCTCTCTCCATGACGGTGCGCCACAGTGACAATAATGGTCTCTCGTGGTTTGGTTTTCATGCCACTTATCACCTGCCGCTTCGACTATATGCCGCCATTTCTTTTGTTCAGGTGTCATGGTTGCTTCTCTTATCCTGTGACTTGTCTTTTAATATCTCTGTGTATAGTTTCAGATTGAGCGCAAACACAAAGAGATTGGCAAGAAGGAATAATAAATTCGTTTCAGGTGTCATTGGATTGCTCCTTTATTTGGACTGAAGAAACAATATTAGCGGCATTTATGCCAGCATTAAACCTGACTGTTCGATATGCCATAGCGTTGCATTTCTTACAAAAACGAAACTGTCTTTTTTCAAAGCCTGTATGTGTGTCAACTGGCAATCCCCACTTAGGCCAATCATGTAAACAAAATGATTTCATCACGCTTGTTCCTTTAGTTTGCGTATATTCGCAGAGACACTTTTTGCACCTGCTCGCCATCCCCTATCATAGTCGTCTGCTTCATCAATAGCATTGCTTGATATTTCATCACCAACCTTCGCATCCTCTTCTCTTGTCGCCGCTATTGCCAAGTCACAAGCGTTTAATATTTCTGTGTCACGGTCACAGATGCTCGCTTCCAACTCCTTCGTTAATAATTCCCATTTCTTAACTTCATCGTGAAGGCGCTTGTTTCGTCCTTTCAACTCCTTCACCTTCTGCTCAAGGGTGTCAATATAATCTATAAGAAATAATATTTCTTGCCCAGACAAAGCCCAAACAGAAGCATTAACCTTTTCCCTTATCTTCTCTATCTCACTCATTGGATTGCTCCTTTAGTTTGCGGATAGCGGCGGCAATATCTCTACAACAAGCATCGTGTAGACGATCTGTGTAATCATCATTTTTATTCGCCCCTACTTGATTGTCCTCTGCCACCTTCGCATCCTCTTCTCTTGTTGCATTACGAATAGTATTGTGTGAGTGCAACAAACCCTTTCCATCTTTCAACTCCTTCACCTTCTGTATGAGATTGTCGATTCTGGAGTTCCTTCTTTCTATTTTCTGTTCAAGCTCTCTAACTTCAGCAGATAAATCATAAATTGTTTTTTCATGTCGCTTGACAGTCTGCTCAAGGGTATCGATATGGGCGAGTAGGGTTTCAACCTCATTGTTATCCATTTGTTCTTTATAGACTGCTTTCCTTATCTTCTCTATCTCGTTCATCAGCTTACTCCTTATATTGCTCCCCGTGCCACACAGGATTCTCGCACAAGGTCTATGACCAATTCCATCATTAATTTCTTAGACAGAATTTAATGGCACTCAGAGACCATCTCTGACCTGATAGGGAGCAAATTGTTATTCGCAAACTTCTACTCCTGTTGGGTGTTCTAAACCAAGGACACAGTGACAATACATCTCATGACCAACTACTGCTAAGAATTGATCACGTGACCTGTATTCTTCTGGAGCCATGACATATATTATACACGTCTCATTATCCCAATATGTGACTCCCTGAACATTAGGATTGTCTGTCCTTTCAACAATCTCCCAACGTGGTATCTCGTAAAAGTTCACATTATCAACAAACACAGCGTCTTCTGAGCCACAGCTACTCACGCCAATCATCAACACTATTAGTACCGCCAATGACCGCATAGCTCATGCTCCTCTTCTTTCTAACGCTTCGTTAATCTGTTCAATCCACTTGACAAGTTGCTGGACTCGCAGGTTCTTACAACCACCCTCCATTGTACGCTTAAAAGGAATACACGTTTCCTTTGACTTGCTCGTACCTCTGTGCATCATAGCCCAAACACAGTGTTCGTCAACTCGGCTGCTTCCAGGATCAAAATAACACTTGAATGTTCCGTGACATATACCACAGCCATTCCGCTGATAACCACGCACGTAGTCCTCAATCATTCCTTCACACTCTGCGACCATAGCACGTAGACGTGGCTCTGTTAAAGTATCCAGTCTCTCAGGTACTAATTCTAATCCGTAGTGTAAGTTTTCCATGATAACCTCCAGTTCTGTTGTGGGACTAGCCGTCCCGTTTGGCCTGATCACAACACTCCTTACAGGTACAATAGGATGTATGCTTGCACTCGTCAACATCCTCGGCTTCATTTCGTTCGTGCTTGCACATACGACAGTTACACTCTTTATTCGGTGGCTCAGTTTTTGGCACTGAACAACCAATTCCTACGTGGAGTTTTTTATCATCTTGCTCAGCCAGTTCAATATATTTGTCAAGATAATGCTGTGCCTTACGGAGATCTTCGATACCATTCTTCTTTTTCCAACGGTCAAGGTAGCGAGTGATCTGTGCTTGAAAATAATCCCAATCTCTTGCTACAACAATATCCCAATGTTGGAGTTCGCCTGAATAGTGATCACCAGCTACTTGTCTTTTATTTGCTTCGCTCATACCGCACCTCGCTCTTCATACATCTGTTTAATAATGTCTTTCGCTAACTGTGGGATACCCTCTTCTGTGGAATTGTCCAAGTCCTCAAGGTAATCGTTACCGTTCTCCCACAATTCGTTCATGGTCATATTCCCCAGCATGTACTCGTGGTGTACTGTGGTAAGTAAATGAAGCATGTCGGCTACTTTAAATATAAATTGTTCTTCTTCGTTAAGCACTGTATATGTCTCGTGCTTTAACTCAAAGACATCTTCAATAGCACCAAGCGCAGTACGAAGAATTGGATGCTCCCACTTTACAGGCGCAGGTAGATCACCTGTCTCCTGTTCTGGTAAATCGTGAAATAGTGCTTTTGAAAGAAGCCTTACACTGCATCTATTATCGGTGAGAGCAATACACAGCATAGCAACACCCCAACTGTGTTCTGCGATTGTCTCTGAGCCAAGCGTAGTGCTTGTATGAAATCGTTTTACACGACCATTGCGCTGTATAAGGTTGTAGACGCTTTCTTTATACATGGTCACCTCTTCTTTCTAACCATTCATGACAGGCCATTCGCCAATCACTAGCCGCTATGTCGGAAACAAATAAATGACCTGAATTGTCATGTTTGTGAGACATCCAAGCTAAGTGTATCGGAATAGCGACTTGAGTGAAAAATGAATTTTTGTAGTTGCAAGTATGTTGATTCAAGAAACAATACAATTCCCTGTCCCATGTTTCTGGGTCTTGTACCATAGGCCAAGGAGAAACAATTCTTGACGAATAGGGGTCTTCTTCGAGTTCACCGACTAACCCTATATTCTCTTTTACTTTTTTCCAATAAGGGTTATCGTTGTAAACATGGAAGCTATCACTTATTTGGACATACTCGCCAACATTAACACCGATCATACTTGCCATGTATTCTTGCAACATGCTGAAGTGTACAACATTCGCACCATAGCACCCCCAGATCGCATCGTTGCTCCTACAACACACCGTCATGTGCAAAGCACATTCTCTTACTTTAAGTATAATCAAATCGTTGCAAGGCACATCTTTTACATCTGCGCCAAGATCTCTTTTTGCATCCCATATTTGCAGTACAACACGGCGAGTGTCTGGGTCTTTTCTTAGCATCTCAATCGCTTTACCAACTTGGTCAAACTTGTTTCTTAGTCGGTGACCATAAGCTCCATGAAATTTTACTCCGTCGTCACTATAATCTTTTATACGACTGTTGAACTCACTAACAAATTCAACATCCTGACGACCACCTATAATCCACAGACCTTCCATAAAATGGAAGAATGGGTTAGCATCACGAACAGGGTCAAACAACACACGTTCGGTAGGTCTTTCATAAATACTAACAACCTGACCCGGATACTCCAAGGTAGACAGACCACGAGGGGATATGTATCCGCCCATCTGTAATAGGCTGTTCATACCTTGTGGTAATAGATAATTTACATTACGTCCTGTTAAAACTTTCATAGGCTTTCCTCCATTGCACTCTTACGTCGTATCTGGTGTCCATCCCCTTCCAACGACCTTTGGTTTCTTTCTGTACCACCTTGACAAAATTCGGCCACAGTTCGGCAAGTTTTTCGGCACTTGCTTTTTGGACTTCGGGTGTTCTGTAAGTGCTACAACCCCCAGAAGTGTTACAACCTTTTTGATCCCACTGGTAATTGCATATAATAAAGTTCGGGTATCCCTTTGACAACAGACCAAGAACAACATCAAAATCTTCCATCACACCAAGTCTATTGAACTTTATACCCTCTTTAGCCAATACATCACGATCAACTCCCCATGCTGTACAGGCACGACCAACTTCCCTACTCACAGCAGGCCACACGTGATTGGCTCCTGCTCTTGGCTGGATAGCCAAGTGTGCGTGACTTTTTAAACCACGCTCAGCCATCTTTAAAAACTTGTTCATGTCTACTTTATCAGCAGGACGCATACGACCCTTACCAAGTTCACTCCATGTGCTGAACCGTAAATCATCGTCCAACATAAGTATATGTGGATCAGGTGAATGCTCCATCATCCATTGTCGTACGTCGCCTATCGTTTTTCCTTCTTGACCATTAATAGGACAAACCAGAACCTGACGGTCACGGCGGTGGTGTTCATCCTCTTCTTCTGGGGGACAAACAAGGTACGTACGATCACGCCATTCATTTGGGATAAAGTCCCAAGTTGGTTGTTCTGTTACCCTACCGAGTGTTGGAATTAGGATTACCATCATACCTCACTTTCGGGCGACCCTCGCCACTTTTTGTTCTCATGTATTTATCAAATTCACATAAACAGTTTTGCACATCTTGTGCATGAATGTCAATCCCATCTTCTGAAAGTTTAAATTGAAGTTCATGTAATTCTGCCAACCATACTTCTTCCTTCTGTGATTTCTTAACTGGTCTGTCGTGTAGCCTATTCATTCCTCGGCGACTTCCCGGACCTGATGTTGCAAAATACTCCCAATCTATTGCGGAGCTCCAAGGTTGTTCATATTTCATATAAGCAACAACTTGGCTCGCTAAGAAACTCCCCATACCGTTAAAAGAAGTAAGGAGTCCGAATAAATCTCTAAGAAATAATTTGGTATCTTTTCCTTTATCTACTTCGAATGCTTCTCTCGCTTCCCACATCGGTGTAAGGATTATATCAACAACGTAGTCAATTTTATCCATTGCTCTACCGTTGGTGCTGACAATGTAAGCGGCGGCGAAGACCTTTTCGCCACGATCACGACGTGCCTTGAGTTTGGCCTTAAACTCTTCTGGAATAAACTTCTTTGTGTACCCTATCTCATCAAGGGTATCAGGCCAATTCAGCAGGCAAGCAATAACCATATTGAACCAGAGTACAGTACAATCTTTATTTGGCTTTCTCCAGTTCTTAGCTACCCATATGGTCGTTCTGTCTAGTTCTCTTTCTACATTGGTGAATTTAAACTGTTGCAAAATCTTGTCGTCAGTCCAAGGGGGGATTTCTCCCCCCTCTTTCCTTTGGTAGATTTTGCGGCGTTCTTTAACCCAATGCAGAAGCTCGGGATAAAGAATCATTATGCCGCCTCCTCCACATCAGGTACATCTACTTCGATGTAACCATGCTCACGATCCCAACGTACATCAGCCATCGTGCCACCAGCATCTTTAAATGCTTGGACAGTCATTCCGGTTTTGTACAGGTCAAACCGCTCTGCGCCTTTGGAACCTTCACGCTTCGGGTTTGCTTCAACAACCACAGTAATGGTTGCATCATTTGGAATACGGTCTGCTCGTGGAGCATCGGGGTCACGGGCAGGCTTCTCAGGCTTGACGTAAACGTCAGCTTCACACAGGGCATTCCATACCTGCTCCTGAGCAAGATTGATATCCCCCTCAACACCTTCGAGCACTTTAACCCGCTCGTCTTTACTGACTGTGGCGTTGAAGATATCAACCAGTTGTTTCATCGACTTGCCTTCAAGGTCGTCACGTGTATAAATGACTGAACCCTCCGGCATGTCAGTAGGGACTCTCTGCCCCTTCTCGATTTTTGCTACGATCTTCTTTCGGAAAATTGCGATACGCATTTCCAACTCCTTTCTGACCACTGAGGTCATCTTGATTTGGCCTTTCAGCCAGTTTTCAGCCACACATGCGGCTACTCTTTTGGTGAGCTTATAATCTCTTTCGAACTCTGCGTGTGAAATTCTTACTATGCGCCTTTTGCCCCTGTGCATCTTAATAATAAAGACGAAACTTGGGGTGGCACGGACAAAAATGACATGAATATTTGTAGCATCCTTATAAACCATGATCTGTCCTTTCTGTAAGTTCTATTTATAACTTAATTATACTACAGCATTATATGAAGAGCAAGTGTTTTATAGCTCATAATAATTAACTGTCTGCGGCATAACGATATGCAACTCTTTCCTAGCTCTTGTTATTCCAACATACCAAACTCTGTGTTCGTTGTCTGGTAAGATATAACTGCTCTCTAATGTTCTTGTGGTTACGTCTGTCAATAACAGCACATTATCAGCCTCACCACCTTTTACACTATGGATGGTGTTGATTGCGATTCTTGGTTCTTGTGTAATTTGCTCACCTCTTCGTAACAAGGATATGTAAAATTCCCTGTCTCTGAGCGGGATTTCTTGAAGAGCTTCGTGCCATATACAATCAGGCCATTCTTTAACTCCTCTGGATAAGTATCCCTGAATAAGCGCTTTTTCCCTTTCATCTAATATACCCCCTTTACGTTGGAATTCCCATAACGTAATAACTTTCATGTGTTCTTTATTAACAACACTGTCGCCACGGAAGCTGTATAAATACCCCTGCTCACGACACATATTCGCAAGCTGGTTCAGCATGTATCCATGTCTGGCTAAAAGAAGCCACGTTCCTTGCGATAAATCAACACTATCCAAATTAAAGTGATAGTCAACAATTCCGTCTTCATTAGTAGGACTGTAATCCTTTGGAATTCTATTCTCGATTCTACCAGCAACTTCACAGGCGAGAGCATGTATAGCTTTTGGAACTCGATAAGATTGGTGCAAAACTTCATGGTCTCCCTCCAATTCTAGAAAATGTGTTACATCTGCTCCTGACCAAGTATATATTGCCTGATCGTCATCACCTGCTATGTACATTCTTTTAGTGTTTTGGAACATATGTAAAATGAACTTCCACTGTAATGTTGACAAATCCTGTGCTTCGTCGATTATTGCAACGTCTACATCAAGCGGTATATGCTCCATCATTAATAAATCATTGAAGTCCTTTAAACCGTTAGCCAATTTATACTCTTTAATTGCACGGGAGAAACGTTCATACTCCCACCAGTTAAGGTCATAATCTCCAAGTTCTGTCCACGCATCTTTTGCGTCAAGTCCGCGAGCTCTTGCAAATCCGTCAAGGTACACGTACTGATCTCCGGACTTGCGGTGGAATAAGTGCATGGGAATGCCTTCTTCAAAGTCTTCGGGAGAAGAGAACTCGAGTCCAAGAATGTCTCCCAATTCAAGGTAATGTCGCTTCTGCATAATTTCATCTTTTGTTACTCCTCCACAACGGTAGGCTAGGCTGTGGATTGTGCGGACATAAGGAAAGTCGCTTGGTATTAATAGGAAATTATTAACGACCCTCTCAATTGCTTCTTGAGCGGCCTTTCGTGTAAATGAAACAAACGCTATTCTCTCTGGGGGAATACCGTTTGCCATTTCTTCTTCGATTATGTTCATTAATGTGGTGGTCTTACCAGTTCCAGGAGGACCGAGAATTATACGTGGTCTCATCCTTCATTTTCCTCAACTGCTTCCTGTTCTGCGCCGCATTTAAAACACAGGACTCTGTTGGACACACCGCTGATCACAAACATACTGCATCCACAAGCACATTCCCAATATACTTCTGGGAGTACCCCATAATCCATTACTCCTTTGTGCGTGTGACAGCTAGGACATTCAAACTCTTCTGTGCCGACAGGCACAACAGCAGTCCACTTGTGACCACACTCAATACACAATGCGTCACCAGATAAATGTTCTGTGTTCTCCAATAGCCGTTCTGTAATATCAATTACCTTAGCCATTAGAAATCTCCTTTCTCCATTTCTGGGACGTCAAACCCTTCGGTCTGTTCGTCAAATGGTGTAACGCTCCAACACGATACACACTTTCCTTTAATCATAAAACGGTGATGCCTTGCACCCTTACGCCTAAGTATACCATATAATTGCCTCTCTTTAAACTGTTTAAAACGCTGTTGGTCAAGGTACTTCATCAAGTCGGGTGATCGAAAATATATTCTATCTCCGAATCCCTCGGTTGCATCAACGTCTCGCCAAGGCTTACCTAATAACAGTTCGTCCTTCTCACGAGCCTGCACCTTACCTGTTAAAAATGTTTCCAAGTGAATAAAGAATTGTCCTTCTGGACCAGCGTCCGGAGCAAGCTCATGGTCAATGGCTTCCTCTAGTAACAGGTTAATTGCTTCCGACCAACGTGTCTCGTCAATTGCTAAAATGACTTTACGAAACTTCTTTAGGTACTCACGCAAAAACTTACTCTGGCTCTGTACCATATCGATGCTCACATCCATTGGTCTTCCACGAAATTTGAATACCCAATATGGTTCATCGTCAGATGTCTCTGCTGGTAAATAGCATTCAACAGGACCTTCGACCTCATCTAGTATACATGGGCGCATGGTTTTCTGTGCTTGGCTTGTACGATAAGGACTGCTCGAGGACTGTATGCCGTACTGACGGCTCGCACAAACAACTTTATTACACACACCACAGATGGGGTCTTCTTGGCATTTATACGTGTACTTCTTCTTGTCCAATTGCTTGATAATGTTGTGTACTTCTTTTGGAGCTCCCGGACCCATGAATCGTTCATTATAATCATGGATATGTCGTTGCCAATCTTCAGGGAACTTCATACGAGCATACACACCCATATCAAACAAAGCATTATTACGACTGCCATCAGGGAAACCCTTTGCAGTCAAAACTTCTAAGCATGGAGGAGCATCACTAAACTCGCTCGGTGGTGGTTCAAGTTCATAAAGATCAGCAAGTGAAACTTTATTGGCCTCTGCCAATTCTATAAATCCCTCTAAGGGCAACGCTTCGCCACTTTTTACGGCGTAACGGGTTGTTCTTTTTTGGTCGAAATAAGGAAGATTAATCCAATTACCAATATCATCTTTACTGTAGAGCTTATTCTGTTTGGGAAATATTTCAGCGTTTGGAAAGCCGAACGCAATCGCAAACTCTTTAAGTTTGTTACGAATAATATTTGCAGGTATGTCTTGACTGGTGAAAATAAATACATGCGCTCCACCTGACTTGCTTCGGCATGTAACTAAAGGCCAGCCATTTTCTTCTATTTGATCAGCGATCGTTTTAGGGTCAAAGTTTTCATAAGAATCAATGTCTATCGCTCCCCAAGTACACTTGTTGTTGTCCTTGATTGGGATGATTCCTATGCCCTTCTTTCCGGCTAAGTGTTGTTCAAAAAGCTCATCGGTAACTTGCTCCTTCAAGGTTTGAGCTCTGCCTACCGATTTTGCACCCTTTTTATTCTGAACAGTATACTCGCCATACGCCCTATCAAGACCGCCAAATAATTCAGCGAATCTTTTAGTCATAGCACACCTCTACGGCAAAAAAGGGGGAGACTAGCTCCCCCTGCAAGGGTTAAAATGGTTCAGGCTCACTGTCAGAAGGCTTGGCAACTCCGGAGCGTACCATTTCACGGAAGTTCTTTGCCGCTTGGTAGATACCAGCATCAGTGACTTCTGTTTCGTGTTCAATCTTAATACCAGACCAGTCGCCCTTGTCATTTGACTCAGGAACTGTGGTGATACGATAGATCTGGCTGAACATTGGTTTTGGTTGTTGGTTTTCGGGGAACACGATACCGTTCATCAACGACATCCAGCGTTTTGACTTCTTGATCTGGGTACTGCCGAGCGGGAAAAACATCGGTTGTGCCGCACCAGTCTTTTCGTCAATCACCAGAACATAATGATTACGAGTGTCATTGAGTACAGTACCCTTCTCAGTCATTCGCTCGCCCTTCGGACCTTCGTGACTGTCAGCCAATAATGCTTCACCATCGGCTGTGTTGTGAACAGCTACCAGACCTTCGCCGTCTTTGCTGTCACGTGGATACCACTCGTTGATTGTCCTGTTGTAATAACAAGGCACAACCAGAACACCCTTTTCGCCATCATAGATTGACTGAGTAACACTGTTCAACAATGCACCCTCGCTTGCGCCTTCAATGTATTCAGCACGACTGCGCTTACACTGAGGACTACCACTCTGCAAAACGCTGAGTATGGGGATAGCAAAACTCTGACTATCCGCATCTTCGAATCCAGCACCAACATCAGCGCCGAAATCAATTGCCGCAGGTAGGTTTTCTTCCTTCTTCGCTACTGCTTTTTTCTCTGCCATCTTTGGCCTCCTTTACTTTTGTTTAATGACCGCTTTTCGGTCGGGATAAATTGAGAAGTATTCGTCAGGGAATTGAACGCCCTTGGCCTGTTGTTCTTTTACTGTGGCCTTCAGGGTTTGTGGGTGAACTGACAGCTTACTTTCTGGGGACAAACCAAGTTCTTCACACGCCGCCATTGCTTCATCGCCAAGTTCAGTTTGTCCTGGAGCGAGTTTGATGGTTATTTGGCTTTTAATAATACCACCAAGTTTGTTCTTACAGAGCCAGTCCATTGCTCTGTTAATCTCTGCCGCCCTTATTGAAGCAAAGACAGTCTCTTTTAGTTCAACGCTTGAACCATTCGACAAGGTGAACTTTTTGATTCCAGCTTGGTCAAGCACCGCAGGTATCGCAACACCACGCACTTCGTCGAGACGCTTCTTTGTCTCATTGACCATCTTTTCTTGGTCTTTAAGCAAGGCTTCCAAATGCAACTGCTCTTTGGTTAATTGTTCAAGCTCAGTCAGTTCTTCCTTAGACGGCATCCCAGTTGATGCGTCTTTTAACATTTCATCTTGTAGTGTCATATTGTTCTCCTTACAGTTCTAGTTCAACTTTGATGTACTTTGAATGGTCTTTGTCCCATTTAAGTACGTTCACCTTGCCAAGATTGTAACGTCCCGCAATCGCGATAGCCGCACCGATCGCTGTAGGATCACCAGTAGGCACGATATAGTCATCGTCGCCATAATCTTTTAGTGCTTCCTTTAGCTTTGTGATCATTGGTGCTGGGCTGAATGCTACTCGGCCAGCGGGGAGACAAACGACAGGGTCTCCGTATTCAAGCGTCTTACGAAAATCCATGAAAGATTCCATGTTACCAGTATCGTGGTTTTTACGTAAGGGCTCTTGAACAATGAATACCTTAGACATGATAGATTCCTCCTTTCTGTAAGTTCTGATACCACTAATACTTAATAGTACCATCTAGACTAAACGATTTGCAATGTCTTATTTTAACCACCAGCCAACCGTATCGCTCTTAGTTTCTTTGAACTCGGCATAGGCCAAAATTGGTCAATAGAACGATTACTCTTTGTTCCATCTCTATTCAATAGCCTAGCTCCTTCACGTGCGCAGGTTTTATGAACAACAATAAAATCTTCATGCTTGGCAAGTAATTCCTTATCACGTACACGAACAGTTACTTGGCCTTTGTAGATACCTTTTTCGCAAAGACGACAACTTCCTCTACCTTTACCCTTTTTCATAGCCACCTCTTCAATGGTTCATCTCCGGTTAATACATCTGCTACATTTTTCTTTGAACGCAGTGTCTCTACTATTTTGTCATCTATTGTGTCTTGTGCAACGATGTCAATATAGAGGACATTTTTCTGCTGACCAATACGATGAGCTCTATCCTCTGACTGTAACCTGTTTTCGAGACTAAAATCGTTAGAAAAATACACCACAGTCGAAGCCGCATGGAGCGTGAGACCCTTCCCTCCTGCTTGGACGTGTCCAACGAAAAATCTAGCCGCCGAGTTAGGAGTTTGGAATTTGGCAATATTTTCCGATCGTTTCTTGTCATCGACGCCTCCGTGGTATTCAACAACAGCGGCGTCTCCATACTTTTTGCGTAGTGCCGCAGATATTAGAGCTATCTCAGCTCGAAATCTAGCCCATATGATTGCTTTACCTTCAGTCTCATCAGCAATGTCCATAAGAGTATCAACACGGTTGTTAGTGTCACTTATCGGTATTGGTTCAGGAGCCTTGCTAAATACAGGTTGTCCATCTTTGTCAAACACAGGTTCCTCGTCTCTTACAAAGAAACCACCAACAATCTGCTGTAGTCGTAACAACTTTGTAAGAGCCATCGGGGTTGTCATATAGTCACCATCTAGCTCGGCTACAAGGTGTTTTTTGAGTGTATCATACATTGCTCGCTGTTTGGCGCTCAATGCTACATACCTTTTTTGGTATAATTTTTCTGGAAGGTCAAGGCAGTCTTTCTTTAATACCCTATCCCTGTGGGGATCAAGTATCTCTTTAAGCTGATCAAGATTTTGGAACTGGTCAATTACTTTAACTCTACGGGTTGTTGACGGATTACGAACATCTGTTACTTCTATTTCCTTCATTATAGCATACGTGTTTCTGAAGGCATAAAAGCTCGTACCAAGTATTTGTTCGTCTAAGAATGTGTATGGAGAATAAACGTCCATGGCTCCCTGTGTGACTGGTGTGCCATTCAATACTCTTCGGTATGGTGCGTGGACGCCAAGGTCTATGAGTGCTACTGTTCTCTTGGCTTTGTGGTTTTTAATGTCAGCATCATCAACGACAAGCAGTGTTCTGTTGGTCATTAAAAACGACTTTAAAAAGTCAACACCTTTTTTACTAGATAATGACTCAACATTTTGTGCAACTATCTTTAGTCCTGTGTGGTTCAGTACCCTTTTGAGTGCATCACGCTCAGCCGCTCGTGGTGAACTTGCATAGAATGCTGAGTCGTATTCCACATAGTCCGGCATGTGTGTTGGCACTTCGTTTAAAATCCAGTTTCTATGAACACCATTTTTACTTACTATAAATAAAGCGTCAATCTGTCCTTGCCCATGTAACCAACAAGCTGTGTCAATTATGAGCTTTGATTTACCAGTACCCTGCTCCCATTCATGGGCGTGGTACTCTTTGTCGCGATATTTATAGAATCTCTCACGCTGGTGTGCAAAGGGCTTTGTCTTAAAGACGTAGTCTTCTTGCATATCACTGCCTTGTATAGCCGCAATTACTACAACGATTATTCTTCACAATGCTTCCGCATACGATGCACTTCATAAATTCTCCTTTGGTTGGTCTGTAAGTTCTGGGTACAAAACCTATAATAGCAAGTTTTTACGTGAGTTACAATGTCAAATACGCAAATACCCTATATAGGCGTTTTGTTAAAAAATTTTCAAAAAATTTTAGTGTTCACGCACGTCGGCAAATATTAAGTGAATTACAACCAGCCAAAAATATCATACGTGTTACAAATAACATCAGATAACGCACGTATTTAATCGTTTTACTTTTAAAAACAGCCATTTAATACGTAAATACGCAAAATACGTCCGTTTACTTAATATTTTTCAAAAATTTTTTAATTTGCCCCTTATTAGGGTTATGGTATTTATCCCAAGTACATGAACAACGCTTCCCATTCCCTGCGCCGCACGAGTCCTGGTAAAATTCTGCCGCCACCGTAGATCCATCGTTTAAGTTCATAAGTTGCCTCATCCCAAAGTTTGTCATTGATCCGTCTCCTTAAAGTAGAAGTTTGTAACCGACCACCGCCAAGGTTGAAAGTAAAATCAACAATAGCGCCCAAACGAGCGTCGCTTTCTTCAAGCAACACTGGACAATAGCGTACGACAGCATCATAGGCATCTTGCATGTCAGCACGTAGATAGGCTTCTCCTTGCTCGAGCGTAATCTCTGGATGGTCTTTATCACACAAATGACCATAACCAATCGTCCAGAAATTGGCAGGACACAAGTACGGAGTCGTAGAGAAACCTTCAAAATGTTTTGCCAAATTAACGGCTATATCAGGAATCATAGCCCTTTGTTCTTCCTAATTACTCTGTCGAGGAACCAAAAGTTGATGATTCCAGCAACAATAGCCATTTCATTAGGAGTCCAAAGGATGTTGACAGCTTGTACTTTCGTAAAGCCGTTATCAAGAAGTGCTATAAACTGGCATGTTTTGGCGGCTGTGAAAAGGAATACACACCACCAATAAGTCAAAAACGGTCGCACTGTGCTGTTCACAGCATCCACCCACTTGATTCCTGTCATTACCGCTTGTGCCTTAATCGCTTCTTTAAGCGCATCTAGTCCACCGCTATCAAGTATTTGCTGTGTTTCATGTTCCATTTCAGCCATACGTTGACTACCCCGTAGCTCTTCGAACTTGTATGCTTTCTCCTGCATCTCAAGTTCGTGCTTACGGGCATCTTTACGGTCAAACCAGTTAAGGACTTCTGGAGCTAGTCTAAAAATACCACCGACTACTCCGCCAATGATACTTTCGGCAACCATATCAACCTACCTGACCAAGTGCAGAGTATACAGCATAACTACCAGCACAAAAACCAAGAAAGATCCATACAACATGCCAACAGAAAGTTTTAACCGGATAAATCGCCCACATTTCTTTTAATAGTTCAAACATTTTCTTCCTCCTCTTCTTGTAAAAGGTTGTCTCTGTGATGTAACCTGTGTGCGGTTTCTAAACGTGCAAGACGAACATTTATTTTGTTTGACTTTTCAAACAGACGCTCAATATTGATTAACGCTCTTGAACAAAAGAAACCAATAATGACCAAAGCTACTCCCACTATCCATTGAAAAATAGGAAAGTCTATACTTAGTTGATTATCCCCACTACCACCATAAGCTAAAGAGATAATTGGTATAGAAGCGCATACCATGACAATTACCCTGCTCATATCGTTTTCTCCTTTACGTGTTAGACACATACAAACTCCGTTAAAATTAGCTGTTTTAAGCGTCTGATTTAATTTGGGGTATACCTTTGCATACCTTACAACTAATTAGAGCTCTGAGCAGTCTGTCAGATGCTGTCAGACAGCTCTATAGCGCCTAACAGCACCCCGTAATGCGGGTTTTTGCTAATAAATGCTTTTTTGTCGTTACTTTGCAAGAACTGTGAGAGTATTGCCGCTGGAATACCATACTTGAGTGCCACCTTTGCGACACCAGCCTTGCCACCACCTTCTACTTTAATCTGGTCTTTGACCATATCCACAACACCAGTGATGTCGCGAAGCTTCAAGTTACCACGTTCGACAACTTGCACCCTGTTACCTGCTTCATCTACAATTTCAAGGTTCTCAAATTTTTTCATTGCACCAACATTGTCTTCAGGTCTCAAACCAATTGCTTCACGCACCTTACCAGTACGCTGATCACGAAAGACCATTCGCTGACCTTTTGCTTTTAACGCTTTCTGGACACCAAGCGCCTCTACACTTGCTTCGGTTTGACCACTGGCATTGTTCTTACTTTTTGTAGACACTTCTACTTTTGGCGCTTCTTCCATTGCTTTCATTAAAGCATCACCTTCAAGTGGTTTCTTATTCTTACCGAGCATTTCTTGATATGCTGTTGGGTCTTCTTTAGCAAGCATTTCCATAAAAGACTTATTACCTGCCTCAGCATCATTACCCATACGGTTCATATCTTTTGCTGTTTCTACATCTGGATAGCCCCTCTTAATATCAGTTGGCTTCTCTACGCTCTTTGGACCTTCGTACAGTTTGGCCTGTCCATCTATTCTATTTTGAATTAAATGTGATCTTGAACCAATTTGGCTTGGATGGCCTGTGAGTTGTTCAGCAATATACAGATACTCAGCAGGACGTCCTTTTCTCGGTGGTCTTGCCATGTGACCCTTTATCTCAAACATGTTTCCAGTAGGTGTCACGATACGTTGTCCAGGTTGAAACTCCCAGTTTTGCTCTGCGGCAAGTTTCTGCATTTCTTGGACACCATTATTGACTTCTCCCATAAGGTTATCGCGAAACTCACCAATCTGCTTTTGCTCGCGAACTTTGTCTAGATTAATTGGACCACCTTGATCACCAACAGCTCCACGCTCATTTTCCATGAACTTCTTGGTTGCTTCAACGTAATCCTTAACTTCTTTTTGAGCCTGTTGCTTTATCATTGCAGTATAAGCACGTAACTCTCCAGGAAACAGTGGTCTGTTTTGTGCTCGCTGTAGCATGATTGCAAGACGACCCTGCACCTTAGAACTATCCAACAGGCCAAGTGCTATCCCGACCAACGGAGCCATCTTATTGTTGTACATCATACTAGCAGTCAGCTTAATAGGAATACCAATACCAATCAAATCTTTTTTGCTGATACGTCTGCTTGCCTTAGATAATTCTTTTTCTAAAGAAAGTAACAGGCTCTCACGTGCGTGTAGTCCCTTCAATCCAGGAACAGCTTCCTGTATTGTTTCCTTTATTCCACGAGCCATTGTTTTGCTCGCTTCAATTGGGAACGTACCAAGCTCACCGTAGTTTTCAGCAACATCTCTATACAAGGCACGTTTGAAATTTTGTGCTACCTCAATAGGAACAGAAGGTTTGCCTGTTTTAAGGTCTTTGATTATTTCAGGATGATCCAAAAATGCTTGACGCATGTCATCAACAACTTTTTTCGCTTCTTCATAACGTGTTGGATGCTCACGGGCTTTCTTGTACATCTCATCGTAAATTTTTAATACGTCCTCAACAAGAATAGTTGTTTTACCATTCTTTGCCGCCGCTTTAATCTGCATATCAGCGGCATTGTTTATCGTATCTAATTTATTGTAAAGAGCAACAACACTACTTTCGCTCGCTGTGTGTCCTTCTTCTAAAGCAGTGTTAATGTTTTGGTCATAGTTCTTTGCATTTTGGCCTTGCTTTAAATGACGCTCCATAAAGTCTTTAGGACGTAGTCCCTTTGCACGACCTACTGTTTCAGCCGCAATCTTGGTTGTAACATTCTTTCCTGTAGCCAATGCACCTACTCCAGCCTTCGTCGTTTCAAATGCACCACGAGACATGAGCGCACTACCGACAGGGTCTGTAGCCCAAGCAATTTCTGCTTCGCGAATACCAAGACCGCCAATAGGTCGTACCATTGATTTAACAAACTCTTTGCCGAAATGTTTTGCCTTGCCAAGCTCTTGCTCAACGTCTTCCTCGGAACCAGCTAATTGTGCGAGACCAGCTTTAGCGAGTGGTTTTGCACCTTCGTCCATCATCATGCGTGGAACGTCCATCAAGTTCCCAACGCTTTTGTTTAGTCTGTCTGGGGTGGTAGCACCATGAACCATTGCACGAGGAACAGACAACATCTTACCGCCCCATTCCTCACTAAATTCAGGTACTGGCGCCGACTTGTCTTGATACCAAGGGGGAGCCTCAGGCTTGCCATATACAAGGTCGTGCATTTCACCAGCCGCACCACCACCAAGCATTGTCCCAGCGACACCAGCCGCAGGAACGCTAGGAGCACTCGTACCAAGTGTGGCAGGTACAGTCATTGACGCAACACCACCAGCAGTTACTCCACCGATTAAACCACCCTTGGCTTGCCACTGACGCTTCCTTGCCATTTCCTCATCGTATTCTTCACTAAGCAAATCAGCACCAGCACGATGAGAAGGCATGTCACCCATTTCTGGGCGGTGCATTGACTTCATCTCTGGACCTTTCAGCTTAGGAAGCTGTGGTTCTGTGGGTTCAGTCTGCTGTTCGTCGTCCCACTTAATTTCCGCTGATTGTTCGTCGTCCCATTTAATTGCCATTGTTTACTCCGGATATGCAGTTGAACCATCGTCTAGTAAAACAACACGTTTGTCTCCGTCCCATCCTGTTCTGGTAATTGTCTTACCCTTATACACAGAACCGACAGAATACTTTTCTGCTTTTTCCGCTTTTTTCTTATACTTATCATCAATACCGTCAATTGCTCTGTAGGTCATTTCAAGTTCGTTATCCCAAGACTTTTGACGATACTGACCCATACGAACAGTTTGGTCCATAAGCTGGAGCAGATCATTAATAGGCATATTCTTCGGATGCATCTCAGCCCATTTTTCACGAGCACCTTCGCTTAATTGTGCAACTGATTCAGTAGCGTTCTGAGCTACACGAGCCGCTTCGTTACTCAGCTCTTCAATAAGGACAATGTACTGACCCCATGTTGCATCACCCTTGAACTTTTCAGTAAGGTAGTTAATCGGGGCGTTACCAGCACGGAAGCCAAGCCTATCAAGTTTTGCGGCAACCTTTTTAAGCTCTTCGTTTTGTTGCTTCATGTTGTTTGTAAAAGCACTCATACTTGATGCACGTTGCTGTATTTTCTCAGCCGTCTTTTGTAGTGCTTTAATCTCAATCTGAACCTTGACCATGTTGCTTCCATCCTGACCAAGATCATTAACCTGTTTAGCGGCTTCGTCAGCAATAGCCATCCTCGTAGCGGCGGCATCCTTGCCACGACCAAGAGATACCATCTTGCCAGTCTTGCGCAAGTTAGTCGCATGAACCTTAATTGCCGCAGGAGATAAACTCACATTTCCACTACCACCACTAGAACCGCCTTTAATCGGCTTCAACTTTCCAGTTCCAGGTTCTAACATCACCTGCACAGTATTACCGTCTCCTGTGTCTATAGTAATACCATCCTCATCAAACTGTAGATTTTCAAAATTTTGCAATTCTTTTTCTTGTTGTTCAAGCGGTACTGTGGATCTGATATACTGTTTTGCAAACTCACGTCCTTTTTCTCCGCCACCACCCATCAAAAACATTTCATACAACTTGCCAATACGCTTTTCAGATTCTTCTCTTTTTGATTGTTGGTAGCTACCAATTTTTTCAGCTTGGTCGTAATTACCACGCTGTTCAAAAAATTCTCGACTTTTGTTTGTTCTGTCAAGTGGAGAAATATCAGGAGACATATCTGTGTTGAGTTTTCTGTATGCTTGGTTATCTTTGAAGTCTTGTTCAACACCAGCCATTTGCATTTCTTCAATGCGCCCTTTGCGCTTCATAGAGTCTAACGCCAAAGCTTCCAAAGGAGCTCTACGTGCTTGCTCGTTTCTTTTTTCTTGAAAAGCAAGCTGTCTATTCAGTGCTGTTTTTGTGCCACTCCACGGATCAACTAAAGCCATGAGTGCCTCCTTTACCAAATATCAACAGTGAAATTATCGTTCGGCTGTTGTGTTGTTTGCTGTTGTGTTGTTTGCTGTTGCGGTTGATTATTCTGTTGGTAAGACTGAACGCCTGCTTGTACAGCATTAGGAATACCAGCCCAAAAAGCGGCATCTGCTTGACCAGCCGCAGACAAAGCGTTTATCTGATTAGAGGCGTTTGCAGCTAGAGCATTACCAGCCATTTGGATTCCTGTACCCATAGAAGCAGTAGCACCAGATGCTCCTTTAAGAGCATCCATTATTTGATTATATTGGATCATATAATCTTGACCTGCTATGTTTGCTTGTCCTTCTGCTTTTCCCATTGCTGTGCTACCCATACCAGAAATACCACGAGCCGCTGCCGCTTTTGCATGACTCTTATTAAAATCACGAGTCATACTTTGACCAAGCGGTGTCATTTCGTATTCATATGGTGTATCATCCCATCCATCAACCATTTTCTTTCTGTTATATGCTTGTATCAGCATACGCTTTTCTTCGTCAGTGTAACCACCCATTGCTTCTAGTGATTCAGCAAAAGCGGCATCAACATCGTACATTCCTTCTTCATATCCTGGAAGACCTTCTGTGAGTGCCTGTAGTTCTTGCATCTGCTCAAGAGACATCATCCCACCTTGGGGCTGACCATATTCAATAGTTTGTCTTCCTGGCTGATAATATTTATTGTATTCAGCTTGACCAATACGTGAATCAGGATTTTGATCAATAAATTCTTGCCACGTTGGGACTGTGGAGATCATAGTATTAGTTGATCCTGAATGCTTCTGTTGGTAATCAGCAAACCTTCGTTCGTATTCTGCCATTGCTTGTTGGTCTCTAGCAGAAAGTGTTGGTGTGATACCAAGCATTCTATAATACTGTGGCATGACATCTTGACCAACCTGATACATAGGATCATGAAGACTCATCTGATAATCAGATAAATTCATCTGCTGATTTGTTGCGTAATCAGAAGCACTCGCACCAGCCATTGCCGCATCTGACTGTGCATCAGCGGCTTGGTCAGCAGAAATTAATCCAGTAACGCCTATAGCTACTGCCGCATAACTCATAACGGAATCTCCTTGTTAATAATAGAATCAAACTCTTCAAATCTGTCACACACTATCACACCAGACTTTTCTACCTCTTCAATAGAAGTAGCGTCTATTGCGTGAAATGTTGTCCATACTGTGTCTTCATGAATATAAAGAATACGCTTTGTCCCTGCTTTAGTAACTCCTTGATATGGAGCTTCAAGTGTCACTACTTCAGTTCCATCATAAACAGAAACAACGCCTTTAGAAATAACGAAAGGGTGCTCAAATAAATGTATTCGTGACATAACCAACTGACCCTTTGGCATAGATATTTCACGTGTGTACAAAAATGGAGTGAACGTGTGCTTAACAGGTAAGATCTCATTAAGTTCATCACCACGTTCAACTGATTCTTCTACACCAAGCATACGATCATGCAACTCCATAATCCAATCACGGTACTCAGGGAGTGATAATTGTTTTTCTGGGATTATTTTTTGTAAAGGATTCATATACCCAATCCAAAAATGTTATATGCCACAAGGCTCGCAACTAAACTAATGAGTAGGAATATTGCCCTGACTAAAGGGCTAGGCTTGTATTTAGAATTTTTACCAAGAAACTCTTTGAATGAGTACTCAATAACTAATGTAAGTATAAGTCTTAAGAACATTTTAGTAAAGCCCTTTTTATTTAACTCAGTTTCCTTAAAATACACTCACATTCAGCGGCTACTGTGTTTATGGTATAAACTGCATCAGTGTCATCTACAGTAGAAACAATCTCGATGTAATCCCCAGCTTGTAGATCAATCTCGGTTTGTATACCTATTGATAAATCACCGTAAGATGATCCACGACTATAATTACGTTGACGACCCAAAGTATTGAAAGTTGCTCCATTAATAAGGATGCTAGACATCAGTGTCGTTCTTCCTGTACCACCTTGTGTTGCTCCACAATTATAATAAATTGAGTATCTGCCATCAACATTAACTGTTATCTGCTGTGGGTTGACTGTGGTGCTGTGGGTGAAAGTTGGGTCTGTAGCGATTGGAGTACCATCCCAAGTTATTACGCTGTTTGTGCCATTAGCTCCACCAATGTTTTGAGCCGCTGACTTAGTCAGGTGAATAAATGGTAATGCACTACCAGAACTACCACTCCCTGCTCCAAGCACCTTGAGATTACCACGCCAGTCAATAAAATCTCCGCCGTCAGCAGTTATGTCCACCACAGCCTGATAAGCGTTTGAGTATGTACTCTTACAATGGATAATCATCGTGGCTATACTCACATGCTCAACAGAAGGGAACCCGTCTAGCTCAAGATTAGCCAGCTCTGTTGTTGCTCCTTCTTGTGCGTCAGCAAGTGTGAGATATTCATTCTCACCCATAACGATATAGACTTTATTCGTTGTGTCGTTCCCAGCAAACACATGAGCTAGGGTGTATTTGTTGTTGGCAACCTCAGTCCTTTGCCAAACAGCTCCAGTCCATTCATTATAGTAAGGAAAGCTCACTCCCATATCAACCAAAGCCGCAGAAGCTGTGGTTGCTCTCCAATAACCACTGGCTCCATCTTTGTAGTATATACGATAAGTGGTTTGTTGAGGATTAGAAATCTCTATATCTTCATCATAGAACTCCCCAGCACTGACTGACTGCATCTCACAATGAGCATCTAACGTACCACTACCAATAGTTACAGACGGAAGAAAACCTTCCTTCCATTGCGCACCAAACAGGTCATGGAAATAATCATGCGTTGCCCAGTCCATAACCATTCCATGACGCTCATCACCTAATATGATTGCTGTGTTGTTAGTGGCATCCCAATACAGATTAGCTACGAACACCAATCCTTGACCGAATGTCCAAGGTGTTTGACTGGAAACAAGCGTTCCTGTTCCGTCATAATAAATGAACCACAGACCTTCTGTGTCTGTTATAGTAACAGTCTGGGCAGTTTTAAATTCTTTCTTTACACCTAGCTGATAAAAATAGAAGCTATCTTCAGTTGCCTGTGGTTCAATAGTAAATGTTCTTGTACCATCAACAAAAGATATATCACCCATGCTTGTCGGTGTATTAAGATCAAAACCACATGGTTCTCTTGTCACAGAAAGCAAAGCGTTTAAATTATTCCAACTAAAACCATCTCTAGTTACTAAGAAATCCCTTAACAAACGTAACCACTTATCAAGCTCCGGACCATCCATCGGCCAATCAGTATCACCAATTCTGGGAGGTGGTTCTATATCGAATCTGCTCATGAGTCTAGTACCTCAATGTCTTCTTCGGCATAAATGATCACAGGATCTATTTCATCTGAACAGCTTATTTCATAACGTCTTGAGCGATAAGTACCCATCGGACCTAAATCAATGAATTGCTCCTTACTTCCGATAGGACCTGTTTGTATATTTATATAGGGAGACCAGACATCTGAACCATTGTCCGCATAACGAACACTAACAGTGCCATCACTGAAAAATCCTCGCCTTAACTTTAATCTGAAATTTATTACTCTCTTTCTTTTTGATGTATCATGATCCATCCATAAGGTACGACGTATCATTTTAATAGGTTCGCCGTAATCATCCATGTGTAAAGTAGGGGCTAAAGAATTTTCATCTTTTAACAAACCCAACACTGGTAATCTGTTGGTAGAATAATTGTAATTACTCCCTTTGTCTAAAAAATAAGTTGCCCCAACAGAAAGATCAAACACACCATTTGTTCCTACAAGATTTGTGAATTTGTTGTCATTTGAATCCCAAGAAACCCAGTTTGACCACACATCATTTTTAATGTCATAAACTAAAGTAAATCCACCAAAACCAAATATACTAGAACCAAAAGTCAGACCATAATCCAAGACATACAGAACAGTATCATTATAAGGTAAACTATAAGCGTGGAAATAGCGGGATTCAAATTGTTCAGTTATGGAGGGCAAAGCTCTGTGAAGAACCTCTTGGATTGGCGCTGATATATTCTCAAAGTTCCTGTTTCTTATTCTCCCCACTGCTGGTAATCCATCGACAACAAAAACACCGTACAGAGCATTGTCAATAGTTACCAAAGAATCAGCAGCAAGTAGACCCACTTCTAACAGTGACCCTTGAATTGATGAGTAAGGAGTTACGCCATCATCATAAAAGAATTCAACAGCTTCTTCGCCACAAACACCAAGGTCTCTTTTAAATGAGTATATCCCTACGCCTATGTCTCCTTTAGCATCAGAAGAAAGTGGGCTATCTGAATCAAGCCAATAGTCGTGATCAAGTTCACCAGTCGCTGGATTGACTCCTGTGAAAGACACTTTATTTGAATCTTGAGACATAGCAAAAAATCTTAAGTTTTGATAAGCTATGCTAATAGCATCAGTAGGAGCACCAGCTCCAGCGAAACTCCATGTAGCACAAGAATCATCGGTATACAACATTTTACCATGAGCAGCATAAAGTACAGGAGTTCCATCTAATTTCTGACCATCAGCAAACGATACATCGTTATTGTGTCCTATTAAGCCAAGTTGAGAATTAATAAATGTAGCTGTACCCAAACTTGTATCAAACACAAACAAATAAATACCAGCGGCAGAAGATGCTTGAATATCTAGAGCGAAAATTAACTTTTTCTCCGCTTTCCAGTAAAAGGAACCTGCTGGAGTAACGCTGGACACTACACCAAATATAGAAGTATCTATTTCTATAAAGCCGCTTGTATCAATAAGACCACGTCGTCTTTGAAAAGCCAAACCAACATTAGGAACAGAAGAAAACACACAATTTAATACGTCCTCAAACTCATATGATACTGTTGAAGAGAAATTGTATGTAGGCTTATCGTTTATAGGTATTTTAGGCATGATGATTCCTTTAAGCGTAAGTCTCAATGATCATGTATCCATCTTTTCCTGCTTCACCAGCTTGTCCACCAGAAGTGTTATCGCTATAGCCACCACGACCACCAGAACCAAGAACAGTTGAATCACCTTGATGGGCGTAACCTTTTCCGTTACCAGCACCAATCGCTCCTGCTGAAATTGTAGAACCGCCTGCTATCTCAAAGCCAGAGGGTGTTCCAACCTTACCCAAATAGAGAGTAGGAGTTGCTGTGGTGTTGTTGGCACAACCGATTGAGGCCTCATGACCATTTGAACCTTTTTTAATGATACCAGTTGTTTGATCAGGAGCAGGATCAGAAGTATAACCACCAGCACCATTATCACCAACGGCTGTGTTACCAATAGAAGCTCCTGAACCACCTTCTCCACCAGTTGCTCCATAAAATAGTGGACTTAGGTAAGTTTCTCCACCGTCAGAACCAAGTGCTCCGATTGCACCACCCGCTCCACCAGCTCCAATAACAACATCATGAGTAGCCGCTCCAGATATTGTTGCAGACGAGAGAAACTCAACAAGCCCACCTCCACCACCTGCTCCAGCGATACACGTATGCGTAGCGGCATTCGCTTGTCCAGCACCACCACCACCACCACCACCACCAATACAGATGATTCTCCACAAACGCCCCCTTGCAGGAACTGTCCATGTAGCAGAAGCATCAAAATACTCAATCTGAATAAGCCCAAGTCCAGCGACCGAGGTACTGTATTGGTTGACAATAAACAGCACTGTTTCGCCACCTGTCATTGGTGTAACGAATGTGACAGTTGTAGAATCAGTCTCAGCATAATCAGTAACAGGTATTTTACGAACACCATCAACGTATACTGAAAGACTTCTGTTATTAGAAGAAACAACATACTCATTCGTCAATGTGAACACAGTCTGGGCGGCAAGCGCCGTTTGGACTTCTTGTGTCTCAAATATAAGATTACCAGAAGTGTATGGAGTAATATAATCATAATCAAACTGAGTTGTGCCAAGACTGTCTTTAATTATGATATGATATTCACCAACACCATACAGTGCCGCAGTACCAGCCGCACTGAGTGTATAAGGATTAGAAGCCTCTATGGTTAGATTAACATCAAGATACACAGGCTTGTGGTTTGCTGTGCCAGTCAACCCTGCTGAGAAAAACTCCACAGTACCAAGAGACAGTGTCTTGTCTGTTGTTTTTACTGGTTGTAAGAATAGTTGCCATATATCAGCCATTTTGTACTCCTATCATTGCATTAACATGCTCAATTTCAAAGCCTAAAACATTGGTAGCAAGACCAGAAAAAGTATTTGCGATAATGTTGTAGGCAGTTCCACTAACAGCATGTTCTGGGGCGATCCTTACTGCCAACCCGTATTTAATTGGCTCTAACCATTCCTCTGGAAAATCATATTCATCATTTGTGTCTGTGACTAACTGTATCTGGCGATCTAAGTCCAAAACTAAACGATCAAGGTTATTGTCGCTTGTCGACCAAACATAAAGATGACCAGTTGATCGCTGTTTATCAAAATAAATCTGTGTCACTGTTCCTTGTGTGTCTTTATTTGTTAATGAGAAGTAGTCACTACGGCTTAACAGGTTGTCGTCATCTATCGGAATTTCCTGTCCTGTACGGGTTAGGCGTGTGGCTGCGAATACCCTTGTGGGGCGGTACAGTGCCTCTGACGTGGGGTAATTATACAAAAAGTTGCCATCTGTAGCCGCACCAGCCACACCAGTCGTAATTGTAACCTGTGTCGCACTATCAACACTAGCAATAGTGTCCCAATGAATAGTGTTATCGTCAAGCTTTATACCAATGATATCAGCGGCTGTCATATTACTTGAATCCTCCACAGTTATCACTGTGTCGGTAGCAACAAGATCAGCATCAATTGCGTCTTCGTAATAATTAATGGCTCCTTTGCTGGTGGAGTTTGGTCCGAGAAAATACTTTCTTTGCCCTTTTACAAGGAACACTGTGGCAAACTCGCGCAACCATAAAAGATTCTGTACTTGCCAAGTCTTGAGCATCATATTACAAGCTTCAATTGTTTTTGAAACATGCTCAGGACGTGGGTCTGCTGGTGGAGAATAAGCACCAACTAAGCGAAGTGCTCCATTAATTACATAATCTCTTGTGTATCCTGTTATTGTGTCTCCAGAAGTAGGCATTAGCTCTCCTCCGTAAGTGTGTAGTCATCCGGATCTAATGGGTTCACTGTTACTCTCATATCAGTACCCTCTGGTCTCGTCCAAGGCACTGCTTGTCTGTCAGGCTTAACACGCAATGAATCCTGTGGGTGTCGCAATTCAAAATCTTCCTTACACACCATTAATCCGTCCCACGTTTTTTGTAACTCGCTGGCTTTGAATTCAAAACCACAGCGGTCACACACCGCATTCCAGTCACCTTTTTTATATGTTGAATCAGGCATCAACTGGCTCCTCAACTAATTGTAAGCTCATGTCAGCAAGTGCGGTTTCCCATGTCCAACCATCAGCAGAGAAATACTTAGTGATTGTTGGACCTGTTGCTTTGATGTCAGTATCCATACCGGCATCAACAACAGTATTAGCTCCATAGTGAGAAGCTGGTCCAGTTGAAGGTCCATAAGAATCACAAAGAGCCATACTGAAAGTATGTATACCGCCATCATCAGGGTCAAATGCTTCAGCATAGGTGTTGGCTTCAGTTTGTTTATCTGCCTTACAGAACATGAAACATCGTCCGATTATTTCAGTGTATGGTCTTTTCATGCTATACCCCACTTTGATTTTGCATAATTATACGCCGCTACAGGGTCAACTGCTGAGTTAGATATTATAAGACCATAAAAATCACCTTGCCATAAAGATGGCACACCATTACTACAGCTTATACCTAAATTATTAAATGCAAGGCCGGTTCCTATACCAAGTACATCAGTTCCAATAAAAACACCATTTACATAAACATTCAGAGTGGTTCCCTCCCAAATAGCTTGGGTTAAAAATGGTCCATCTATTTGGGAGAATGTCTGATCAACTTTCAGCCGATCAGAACTGACTCTAGTCCGAGCCAGAACCCTATCGTGCCTTATTCTAATATCTTGATAGCTGGTTGAGGTGGCATATGTTGTGAAGGTAGCATACGGACCAATCTCATTAGGGTCACAGACAACTAGCCAAGAGACAGGCTTAGTGACATAATCAAAGGCTGAACCACCGGTAGCAAGTAGTGTATCCCCACCATCAAAATTAACCAAATTAACTGACTCTTCATCATATGAAGGCTTCTGGGCAGAAGTGCCTTGAGTAAAAGTTGCCCCAACACTTCCTGTAGTGTTCACTTGCCCTACAGGTTGCGCTCCAGCATCAGCAACCAACTGGTCAGTGTCTGGGGAAATTTGATACATTGCTGTTGGGTCAACTAAATCAGCGAATATCAATAGATCAGCATCAGTAGCGGGGTCATACGCACCGCCACCACCGCCACCGCCACCACCAGTAGTTCCACCAGTAGCTCCAATTCCCTTATGTCCTCTTAATCGTCTCATATTAACTCCAAGTATATACTACAAAGACTAAAAAATAAAGCCTGTTATTACTGAGGCCAATTGACAGACATACCAAAAAACTTATAGAATGCTTGCCCGATAGCCGGACGCTTCTTGTGAACCTTTGGGAACTTGCAACGGTAATGGTAATCGCACCGAATGGCATACACCATAGGAAGCATTATCCACCAGAACAAGAATATGTTTAATCTCTGATACCATTTCATGTTTTTGGTAACTCCTTTGCAAGTTGGATAAAACGGTTTGAGTAGTCTGCCGCAGTATCGTCTTTCGGTTTAGGGGTCGGGCAAACAAAGTTTATCTGCTCTTGGTTGAACCCCATCTGAGCAAGCTTCGCTACCCATTGCCCATAGAGTGCTTGACTAGGTATTTCATTAGGACGTGGCATCGATAATCTCCTCTTCACTCCATACAAGGTAGTTAGGGTCAGCCTTGATAATGTCAACCGAACTGTAAGGACATACAACCTTAATAGAATAAGCATTAGGGTTGGGGATTGGGCTTTGTCCTGTTATATCAGAAAAAGATAATACTATGTTCCCATACTCAACCATAAAGCTAGGCTGGAATGCCATTTCTTCTGATGTGCCATTACCCGTCCAAGGTGTTGTTATAATAAGTTCCCACATTAGTCTATCCCTTCAAAAGTGTAGCCGCTACCATTGTATACATTGAACTCAGAAATACCCCATCCGTTTTGGCCTTGAGATAAGGCAATACCAACATTTGTGGTTTCTGTTCTTGGCGATGCGTCTGTATAGGTTACGGTAACAGTGCCGCCGGAACTATTACTTAATATTGCCGTGATTATGGCCTGACCACCAACCATAGTCACTTGGCTCCTTAATGTCATAGGGTCTGTTTGTGCCAAAGCTGCGGAACTAGCCCTAAGTGCGTATGAATTAGACGTTACCTCATATATTTGAATTGTGTTTCCAGCTTCATTAAACGCAACCATATAACCAGATATTACCTCTCCCCCATGATCGGTTATCCAATGGAAGTTTGCCGCAAATCCGGATGTCGCGCTAAGTGGTACAGACTTAGTTTCTAACCACACATCTGAAAAACCTGCATCAAAGCCGGAGCAATTATTTAAGGCTGTTTTGTGTACGACTATATCATTCTGAATATCGTGCATTCCGGCGAACGCTGTCCAACTAAACCCGCCGCTAGGTGTTGGCGTGTGGTCTGGTAATTCCGTACCGTTCACATCCACGAACGTGTCAACAATGATCGGCGTTATCTGGTCAGTGTAGAGCTTGTCGGGGACTAGGATTTTTTCTGCTCTGGCTTTAAATGAAATTAATGCCGACAACTGCGCATAAACTGTTGATGGTATAGTTACTGGTATTATTGAAATTAAATTGAAACTTGAATCCGAAGCTAGCTTTAAATAAAAGAATATCTGCCCATTTGTTTTATCCAAGATAGAAACGCACTCATAGGTTTCATTATCCACCATAGAGGCCACATTTGCGATATTAGACCCTAAACTATAAATATCCAATCTCGGAACAACCCCTCTAGGGTAAAAACTTCCAAGTGTGTTAAGTATATTTACATCACCTGAATTAGCGAACCCAAACATGGAGTCGCTATAAACATTAGAATAGTCAAGATATGTCTTTAAATATAAACCCAAACCATCTTGTGCTGTCAAAGCTTCACTATAGACCCCATCGGTGCTATTTGCCGCTGATATTGAACTCTGTAATAACTCACCAGAAGTTATTCCTAGTTTACTCCCTGCCACAATAAAACTACCATCAAGCATCTCAGCAACATCATCAAGCACCTGACCATCTGACAGCGTTTCATTCGCCATGCCAGAGAAGTCAGCAAGCAGTTCGTTGTCAGCGGCATCGGTTGGTAGGTCGAAAGTGTAGCCATCCTGTCGCCATAGTTTGTAGTCGTCAGCCTCACCACCAATGGAGCAACGCAGACCCTTTTTAACGGCTGTGTTCTTTGAGGTGGTAGTATAAGAAATTGTATGTCCAGAATCAGAGACAGCAGTTATCTTTGTAGTATCATCAATACAGGTTATAGTATTTGTTGTTCCTCCTGTAGCAACAGAACCTCGGCTAATTCCACCACCACCAGCAATTTTCTCAAGGATAACAAGGTTTGTTGTATTCATTCCAACCAAGAAAGAATCTTCACTTGTGAATGTGTCGTCTTCAACCCTTGTCCATAAGTAACCGAATGAAGTTAGTTTGGCTTGAGTAACTGCGGCCACTTCAGAATCGACTCTATAACAAGCGCCATTTCCACTACCACCATTAACATCAACCTTGTTGCTTGCAATGATAAGCTTGCTTGACCAGCCTGATGCTCCAGCCACCCAATCACCATCCCCACCAAGATCACGATCACTGCGATCGAAGCCATCCTCAAACACCGGAGTAATCTGATCGGTGTAGAGGGTTGAGGGGATAGATAATTTATGCAAAGTTGAAACCCTACTATTCGCGCATGAGAAAGCCAGATAATTATCTGCTGTGTCTGCCAATGGTAATATGGTTATTAACTCATAATCTGAACTTGCTGGGAGTTTCGCAAAGTGATAAACAAAAGAATTGGTTTCATCAAACAACATAATTCTATCTGTTTCAAGTATACCATTAAATGCTGGCAAGTCTAAAACCCTTTGAACCGTTCCTGTGCTGTACCAGTATCTATCCTTCCCGCTTAATAGACTTCCGTCTTGTACTCCCGACAATAACCTTACAGCCGGTGATGTTGGTATAGTTGCATCCGGCGTTAGGAATAATCCACCAAAAGAACCGTTTACAAAAGATTGCGTGAAAGCAACAACCCTACCATCTGATATATCGATTTTGTCTGTTGCCCTTAATTGTGCGCTAAAATCTGCGCTTGGTGTCGCCTCAAGAACTCCTGTGTTAATAGCTAAAGAGCCACCACTTATAATCCCAGTCAAACTACCTGCACCAATCTCAGGGGAATCATCCAACACCTGACCGTCACCAAATATCTGGTCAGGGTTGTTAGTGAAATCAGTGCGGAGAAGATATGAGAGGACGGCTCCACCAGCCTGTTGCATGGTGGTTCCTGCTTTGTGGAAGAATTTTCTTATATGTGATGGTGATAAACGTCTCACATTTACACCTTATTGATAAGAGGAAATAGCCCCTCGAAAGGGGCTATTGTTTTACTTCTGAAGTTCAATGATGATGGTTCCGTTGCTACCAGCATCTGCAAGGCCAGCAGTGGTGATAAGAAGATCACCAGTTTTTCCTGCACCAGCATTATTTTGTAGATGGGTTCCGGTATCTGAGAACCGTAAACCGTCACTGCCAGCAGGCAATGAGAAAGCGTGGACATTAGCAGTAGCATCCCAATTAAGTTCAGCTGACATACCAATTAGCGCCCATTGGATAGCTCTGATTTTGTAATCAGTTGGCGCTCCAGAAAGATCAGAAGCATCAATGATAACAGTATCTGTTTCCTCTCCAGATGCATCACCAATGATGTCAATCTGGATAGTAGACACTTTAGAACCATCAAGGAGTTTTCTTATAGTGACTGTATTAGCCATAAGTCACCCCCTATCTTTCTTTGGCGGCAAAGATGTAATCGACGCTCATTACTTTAGCGGCGGCTTCTCCGTTTTGAATACCAAAGGAAATAGTCAGCTCCTCGTCGTCAGGAAGATTAGTGACAGCAAGAGTTCCTTTTTTCACATCGTTGACAAAGTACTCAACAGCATCAACACCGTTGTAATAGAACCCAACAGAGAGATAAGTGTCGTCAGCCACAGTAGCAACAGCAGTCGCCGAAGTAGCTGTGTCGTCTTTCTCAACATGAAAATCAAGGTTTGCGTCACCATCATCCTTCTGGAAAAAGACACCGTCAGTAACATCAAGCGGAGTCGTGTCAGTGATCTGGAGACCCATGACAAAATCAGACTGAGTTGCGTCACTTACTTTGAAGCGAGCCTTGAACCAAAGCTTCTTTCCTTCTTCAAAAAGAAAGGACTCACCAACCTTCTGGAAGAAATCAAGGTCATTATCGCCTGCGGCATTGGTAATTACCAGAACACCACCGTCGGCATCACCAAGGGCTTCTGTTGCAGAACCAGTACCAGCTTCAGTTGTTGTGATTGTCCAGTCACCAGCTACATAACGATCGAAATCGTCAAAGAAGGTGTGGGCTTTGGTCGGGTCTGGGAGAACAAACATTCCGAGCGATTCACCACTCGGTGCGGTGGTAAGTCCACCTGGAAAACGTGTAGGCATGATCAGCACTCCTTTAAAGGAGCAGGGGAGCCGAAGCTCCCCCACTGATTATTGGTTACGCTCCTGGAGAACCATAGATCCCGCGAGGATCAGTGTTACCAAAGGAGCAACGGAACGACGCTTTGAACTTGGCATTACTTGTGTCAAAGTCATTGTCCATACCGAACGAGGTTGCTTTCCGCTCAATGTACTTCATGCCGTCAGGACAGTTAGTACGAATGAACCAAGCATCAGGATCGGTCAGGTAATGATTGACAGTAACGCCATTTTTGAACATACCTGTCGAACGCAAAGCGTTGATGGCATTGTTCGCAGTGTCGTTTTGCAGTGTGGACTTGAGAATCCGCTCAGCTTCAAACATCAATTCCTTAGGAATAATCAGTTTGTCAGGCATCATGGAAACTCTCAAGCCACGATCGTTGACGAAGTCGGCAATGTCGATACAAGCCTGCTCAAGAGCGGCTTCAGACAAGTCGGCGGCAACGGTTGGCTCGTTCTGGAAAGTTCCGCCAGCGGCGAGCGGGTGCAAAAGCGAGCAAAGTTCAACGCCGTCACCAAAGGTGTACGAACTGTTGAATGCACGGTTATACACATTCGCCCCAAGGATTTCCTTGGTTTGGCGCATGGAGAAGGCGAGCGCACGAGCATCACGCTTGCCAAGAACTGCGAGGTTGTACTGGTTGTCATCCATTGCTTCTTCAGTGATGATGAAGCCAAGAGCATATGTCTTATGGATGTAGCGGTTAATGAAACCCTGCTTGGCAACATCGTAGCCAAGCGGCTGACCTTCTGGTTTTTGAGCCGCAAGCCCAAATCCAGAAACACCGACGTCTTCAAGATACGCACGGGTGTCCGTCTCTTTTGCAAAGAGTTCAGTGTATTCAGTCGGCCATTCGTTATAAGCCTCTCCGTAGAATTTGTTGATTCCCGGCCAGAGAGCTTTAGCCAATGATCCAGTAGTAATAGGCATGATTTAACCCTCCTTAGGCGACGCCGGTTGTGCCGTCAACGTATTGATGATTATTCAGGCGTACCAGCACGAGCGGATAGCCACCAGTCAAATCGTTGTCGGGTTGTGGGACAGTTGCAAGAATCTGTACATCAAGTGTTGCTGTGGTAGCCGCATCACCTTGTTTAAGAACAGTCTTGGAGACACCAGTTACAGTAGAACCAGCAGTCACTGTCACGTTACAGTTCAATCCAACATCACCTGTTGTCCATGTGTCCGAATCACCCTGAATCATGAAAATGGTGTTTGGATCAGTGTCAACATATACGTACATCTCTGTGGAAGCCTTACGATACAGAACACCAAGGTCTCCACCATATAGAGGTTCAACACCTACCACAACACCAACCACGACATCAGTTGATGCGGCAATTTCAACCTGAGGCATTGGATAATCATCTGCGTATTTACTTCCCTCGTCACCTGTAATCTTTACCAAGTCACCAATGTAGATGGCATTGGCATCTGTAGCAGGAACGTAAAACTTACGAACGTTACCAGACCACGGACCACCATTGAGAGAGGAATAAGGACGCAGTCCAAACGGTTTATTTGAATTAGCCATTTGTTACTCCTTATTGAGTTTTTCGGTTTGAAGACCTTCACCATATTGGCCTTCGTCAGTTTTTGGTTGTAGTGCTTCCTCACTCTTGAGTACTTCTGCCTGTTTCGCCTGTTGGTCCTCTTTGTACCAGTCTTCAGGGATACGCATTAGATATCCTGTAATTCCACCGCCTACGGGCTTCGCAACTTTTGATCCTGGGATAGATCCCTCAGCAACAACAGGGTCTCCAAGTTTTTCGTCTGCTTCAACGAATTCATACCCAGCTTCCTGAGCTCTATGGAGTCTATCGTCAACATCATTGAACACCCTGTATTTGTAGCCTTCTTCTAGGCCTCTAAAGGACATTCTCGAACGTGCGCCTATTGGCGTTCTATTTTTCTTTGACCTGCTCGGTCTGTTTTTGGCTTCACTCATTCTAATTCTCCTATATCTTCTAAAGATTTGAAGTATTCTTCATGAGTCAGTGTACCGTGCTGCTTCACAAGTTGATCATACACTAACTTTTGGTCTTTTGACAAGCGTTTTATTGAAAAATCTGAAGAATCAGATTCTTGCTGTGATCCACCCTCTACTGCTGGTGGTGCTTCCTTTCGGTGATTTTCTTGTGGTGCTTTAAACATATCAGGAAACGCCTGCTCTACAGCGGCCTGTGTTTTCTCCAGTGCCTCTGCAAGTGGGTACAACTTCAGCATCGAAGTATTGTGTGCCACAGCAAAATCACGCATGTCTTGTCTCGTCTCAAACCACCCTTTGTTCTTATCAATCCACTCTTTCGCTTCAGGTGGAACATCTGGTGGTGTATCAGGTGGAACAGCTCTTTTTTCTTTTTCAATAATACCGTCAAGCTGTTCAACACTTTCAACATCACCAAGTTCAATAGCTTCCCTGCGCTTTGCTTGCAGTTGATTCAATCTGTTCTGAACCTGTCCTTCCACACTCTTTTTAAAGTGTGTTGCCATTGCTTCAATTGAATGACGAAGCTCTTTCAATTCCTTTGATTGACTTTTGATACGTTTAAAAAGTGGTTCTCGCTTTACAAATTCTTCTGCGCCAACCCAGTCATCCTTGTCGCCATCAAATTCATTTACAGGACGCCAACCTTTTGCACGGGCTATTTCTTCATAATTCGGTTCTTGATTGATTTCTTGGCCTTTGGCTTCTTGGCCTGTTCCTTCGGCTTCTCCGTCGCCAATTCCTTCTCCTGGGATTGGGATTCCTTCGTTTCCTTCGGCTCCTTCTTCTGTTCTTCCTTCGTCGTCGGCCATTGTGTTTTCTCCTCTTCGGCTATTTTCTCTGCGGTAAGTTTTTCGTAATCAACAACACCAAACTTCTTTCTAAGATACCTTGGCATTCCCATTTTCGCCTCCTGTTACAATGGCACAAACATCCTCATCATTTAACAGTCGGTAAATTTCATTTGTCTCAGGGTCTTTGATAATAAAACCACCATACTTGGCGAAAGCGACTCGGTCGCCAACTTTACACCAAGGCTCACCATCATCAAAAGCCTTGAACGCTGTCATTCCTAATGAGATTACTGTGCCATAGATCTGTGCCTCGCCCATACGCTCTCGCGCTTCTATTGGTATAAAAATACTCCCCTGCTTCTCGTCAACTTTGTCTGGCATTACTAGGACTCTGTGTCCTGCTGGTTTAATCATTTGTTGCCTCCTCTAAGAGATGTTGTTTGTATTCCTTAACTTCATTCGGTATCTGGAGGATAAGGTCTAGTCCCTGTATCTTCCCCACCGTCAGGCTGTACTCCTGTGCCGTCTTGTCCGAGTTCTCCAGCGAAAGGCAAGCTCCCCTGTCCAGATAGTGCCTCTGGGTTAGCTGGCATTCCTCCAGGAACTTGAACACCTTCTTGGTTGTTCTGTGGTGAAGCCAATCCTCCAGCTCCTCCACCGTTGCGTCCATCACCACTGCTGGCTTGTCCATTTGCTCCTCCTTGCGCCTTTATGCGCTCGATCTCTAGTTTAGTGTCGTTCTGGATAGCCTTTACCTGTCGGTCAATGGTTTCTAACATATTCATCACAGGTGTGCTATCGGCCTCTGCCAATGTCTTCTTTGTTCTAGCTTTTACTTCATCTATTTGTGATTCAAGAAGTTCCAATTCATATGGAAGCTTTTGCATTTCCATATCAGTCTGCTTTTTAGACTCAACTGTCTTCAACTGCATCTCAATAGCTTTTGGATCAGGTGGCTGTTGTGGTAACTGTATCTTGCCTTGTTGATCAGTAGGAATAAGAATGTTTATATTCTGGGCATCAATGGCTTCATAGTATTGACGAAGTATCTCCATCTTTGCTTCAGGTAGTGGGTTCATCTGCAATGTCTGCATAAGCGCCTGAACCCTTGCAAGTTTGGTTGCCTCGTTACTAAGGTTAGGATCAGCAACAGGCTGAACATTTAAATCAGCAAAATTGTAGTCAGAACGGAATACTTTCTGCTGCACGTCCAAAATACGGTAATATTCTTCTTCGTTCAGGTAAAGTCCGTTTAACCTGTATATTTTGGCAAATTCCTGCTTTAATGACCTAAATATCCGCTTATAGATGGCCGTAAACACCTTCAGACCCTGTTCAATTACCGCCAAGGTAGTTGTGGCAGGGGTGTTTTGGCTTGGAGTTTCACCAGTCATTGTTTCCGAAACGCTCGCCAGCTTCATACCAGTATCATTCAACATACCCAACAGGCTGAACAACACATTGCTCGGCTCCTTCGTAGGTAATGGCACGATATTGTCCTTAATTGTTCCACCAACAACATCAACAGGTTTCCACTCTCCAGGCCTGAACATCATCTTACCACCTTGGAACCTTGCCCCTCTACCAATGAAACCACCCTGAACAGTAGCCAAGTGTCCAGCATCAAGTAAAATATTGATAGTCGTGTTGATAGACTCGTTGATAGGTCCGAGAAGATGGGCGAACCCAAGTGCGTAGAATTTGCCACTCGGTGAAGGAATAAAGAAATATGCTGTGAAATAATCAACAGCAGTGATTTTCTTGACTTTGTTCTTGTCGTTGATTTCAATACCAGTATTATCATAACGTGCAGTCAAACGAACAAGTGTTCCACTCGCTTTATGTATTGTGGCAATATATGGTTCTTCATAACCGTCGCCGTCAAGGTCTAACCACCTGTGCTGCTCAAGGAAAGTCTCTTGGCGATCTTGTTCCTCGTCAACGTCCTCCATATAATCTGCGTCACAATCACAGTACATACCAGACCGCTCGCGCTCGATGACGTCATTTTTATAAAGGTGTATTATATGAGTGACACGTCTGCAAGTCGCGAGCGATTTGGTATCCATGTGTACAACAACATCCAACGGCATACAAAGCTGGCTGGATGGTCGCTGTAAAAGAGGGTCGAAAAATGTTTTGCGGAATAGAGTTCCAACGACGGGTAGGCTGTGTAGGAGCTGGTCGGTGTTTTCGTCCCATTCAGTCATTTGCTCCATGAGCTGATAACTCATATGCTCGCTCACTCGCTTCGCTCGTGCCGCTTTCTTTTGGTCTGGGTCTTCACCCACAACAGCCGCTTTGACCACACCCTTGTCGTTCACAATGTTCGGGTAGGCTCGTGCGGCAAACTGGATAGCACTTGTGGCAATCAACGGGAACTTGACATTACTTGCGTTCTCCCAAGGGTAGTTCTTCTTTTCCGTGATTTGCTCGGCTATCTTAATACCCTCTTCGGTCTGGGTCTTCCAGTCCTTACGGCTGCTGTCGTCAAGGTCAAACCCAGTCATTACCAAACGGGCAATGTTCTCTTGCTCCTCCTTAGACAGGTCTTTGGCAATGTTCGGGTTATCTATGTTATCGATAAGGAACTCAACAGGGCGCTTTTTCTTTTTTGTCTTTTCCATGTTTACCTCTTCCCTAATAGCCAGTCACTTTGGACTGTCCAGTTAAATCCACAAAAGGTTCGTGTTCGAAGTCATCGTAATGGTCGATTGTTGTGCCGTTTGGCATGATAATGGAACTGTTATCGTGCATGAAGAGACGTGTACCGATATATTGTATAGCATCGTGTATGTGTGAGAATTGGTTCTTGACTGCTTCCTCAACGAACATTCCAGGCATGTTTGCGATTTCACGATATGCGTAACCTCCATCAAAGCCTTGGATCGTTAACGGGCAACCCTCTGGGTCAATCAATAAGGCTGGTTGTCCATTCCTTAGCATCTTCCTTAACTGGTTTGCGACTGACTCTCGGCGTGGCTTCCATGACTGGATACCATCCTGAGGCCAAATCTCCTGACCCATCTCACGGGACTTCAGTATAATATAATCACGAGCCGACATTTTAATACTATCTCGCATCTTACCCATCGGGTCTGCGTAGTCCACAAATTTACAGCCATGTGGAAGGTTAAGGTTCCCCCACAGTATAAGTGCCTCAGTCGCTTCGGTAATACCACAGTCGTCAAAGCAAAACTCCTTAAACAACCTCCACTGTCCGTCCGGCGTGATGTACGATAACATAATAGCTGGACTCAAACCAGTATTATCCCATCCTCTGTAAATCGTGGTGGGGTGCTGTGGGGGTATGTCCTCGTTCGCTACGTGCATTCCGTGGTTGAACTCAGGGTATATTCGCTTACCTATGATACTGTCAAAACTACACTCATACTCACGGTTGTACTCTTCCTCCGTCATTGTGCGACGGGCATCAGCCAATTCCTCGTCGTCCAGTATACCAGTCTCGCTTGCCTTTAAGACTGCATGAAACCAATCGGGGTTTGACTGGGCATAACATAACTTATCGTAGAAATCATTTCGTCCGTTCGGTGTACCAGAGAATACACACCACCCTTTTCTCTCACTAAGGGCAGGCCGTAATATCGATGAGAATATACTAGGGTTGCATTGAGCGTATTCGTCAAGTACGGCTCCATCACAGTAGATTCCCCGTAGTGCGTCTGGATTATCCGCCCCAAACAATCTGATTTGGGAGTTGTTGGGTAAACTGACTCTGGTTTCACTTTCGCTGTACTCCCTTCCAGGAACTGGGTCTGTAAATCTTTTAAGGTAATCCCAAGCCAAGGTCTTGGCCTGCTTTAAGAATGGCGCTATATAAACATATCTTCCGTGATGCTTGTCATCACTCAATGCTCGCTTAATCAACTGGTTCAACAACATGACCGTCTTTCCCCAACGACGGTGTATTACCACTACACTGAATCGGTGGGCATCCAACTGGTTGTGGATAACCTGCTGTTGCTTTCGGGGGACATATGGTATACGAACTATTTCTTTATTGTCGTCACTCATCTATTTTCTCTGTCGCCTCTGGTGTGACATCTATTTCTAATGCTTTCTCGGTGGCCTTGGCGGGATCCATCGGTCCTCCCTCCCATACAAACACATGCTTCACCGGTCCTCCATCTGGGTCAGTATGGCGGTTGTTCACTTCTCGTGGAACTAACTTAGGTACAATATCTCGGTAGAAGATACGCCTGTTCAACTCTGACGCTCTTACCCATGCTATCATCTCTTCATCGCCACCCAATGTCTTGTAGACGTTCTCCATACTATCACGCATGTTCGTCCTTCGGCGAGCAGGGGTACTCATCGCTTCTTCCTCCGTTATTGGTGGGTTGGGTAATTTGGAGAGTTCCATGCCGAAAACACTACCACAAAGTATTATGAGTCGCAAGTTAAAAAACTGTTCTCTCTAAACGATAAACACTCGAAATTTCGTATACGGGTAGACCCCGACGTGACCGACGCCGAAGGGGGGGTGGTGACGACCACCGAAAACGAATCCCGCCCGAATCGGTAAAGAATCGCATAGCGCCTATACCCTAGCGATGCACAGTGGATACTCGTAAGATGATCGGCGGTGGTTTGTTTGGCATTTGGCATTTGGCATTGGCACATGAGCGAATGGGGATTGGCTGTGTTTGATACCACAGTGGGCTGTGTGGGAATAAATACCTATATAGCGTCCCACTAAAAAATTTTTAAAATATTTTAGTACTCGCACACGGCGGCAAAGGTAAAAAGGACTTTTTTAATCGCTTAAGATTGCGTTATATCACCCAGCCCCTACCCGACAGCCTATAAAGGAGAGACAAAGGACGCTAGTATCCTTATTTAACGTATTTGCCAAGTAATAAGATCACCTTTAATGCTTATTTACCGTAAATCGTGTAAAAACAGACACTTAATACGTAAATACGATAAATACGTTGCATTGCTTAAATAATTTTGAAAATTTTTTAACAGCGCCCCTAATAGGTATTGCGTATTTTGTAGCAGATTGTAAATTATTTTAGCGGCATAAGTTGTTGTTTTTAAAGCCCTTTTGCCTTAACTGATAAAAAAGTTAAAATAAGCACTTGCAAATCGTTTTTGTTAATGCTATATCTTTAACTACATAACGGCGACATATCCACAAGCCGTATAATTATTTAACGGGCAAAAACGCCCCCCTAGAACTGGAGGAAATTATGGCAAAGCAAAACACAGCAAAGAAAAACGAAGCGGTTGTAAGCCAAGTGCAATGTAGCAAGTGTGGTGATTTTGTACCTGCCGACGGTACACAGCAACGCAATGGCAAGCATTACTGTGTTGGCGGTGCTGGTTGCAGTGGCAAAAAGGCCACCACCAAAACCGAAACAAAGGGTAAGGCCACAGCCAAGCAAGCAACCAAGGTAAATAAAAAGCTTGCACGTGATGCGCAGGTGATTGAAATTTTGGTAACAGCCAACCCAAAGAAAAAGGGTAGCATGGCGCACACGCAATACAACCTGTACAAAAACGGGATGACCGTTGGCGAATTTTACAAGGCGTGTGCCGATTGCAAAAGCAAATTGCACCCCGCAGGCGGCGACCTGAAATGGAACAGCGAGCACGGTTTTATTAAATTGCACAAGGACCAAGCCGCTTTTGATAAGGCCACCAAATAACAGCCACCGATTAACCTTAACACACGCCCCCATTGCCAAACGGTGATGGGGGTTTTTTATTGCCTGTACGCCACCCAATACGCCACCCAATACAGCACCCCAAGATTTGCCACCCTAGCTAACAGCGTCCTGCTCAAGACATCTTTACACACAAGCCCTTACCTTACCCCTAGCGCAAACCTTTGAGGACATACAGGCAA